GACCAAGAGCAGCAGCAGCAGATTGTGCTACAGCTTGACGCTCATCGATATTAGTTTTCATTTCATCGAGCTTGTCGATAAATTCAGCCGCATAGAAATCACTTAGTGTCGCCTCTGCGGTTGTGTGCGCCAGTTCCATCGGTGTGATAGAGCCGTTGCGTGCCTTTGTTGTAGCAGAACCAGTTCCGATTTTTTGGAAACGAACAATGTTTCCTTGCACATTGCTGACTGTCCGTACTGTGTTCCGTAACTTGGAACCCATACGTTGATAAGCCATGTGAACTTCGGATTCGAACTGCTTAATAAAGGCGGTATCAATTGTATTAGCCATTATATAAGTCCTATTAAAAAAGTTTCACCAATGAGCAGTTATCCGTATTTTCACTTCAACTGGTTATCCTATGTGGGCCATCAGCTAGTTTCGGGCTTCTCAGTTCCAGATATAACATGATAAAACTTTTTTTGACAATATATAAAATTAACCATTTCATGCTCATTAGTAATATGCGGCTCTACAGAAAATACACAGCCAAGCGTTGTTAGCCACTGAAGCGTGATTTCATTGGATAAAGGCACATCGTTTGTAACGAAATCATATAATTTAGAATAATATTCTATAAGATATTTAGTTGTTTTATAGAAGCTAATCTTGTTCTTTTTTATCTCATCAGAGCCTAACAGCCATGCAATGCCAGCATCAGCCCAATCAATAGACCCCTCTGATACTGGCGCATGACCTGTTATAGCAATAGGTATGCCATTAACTATAAGGGTAAAGTTTTCACCTGATTGATCGGCTACAGCCTCATGCAATGCACGCCAAGGTGTGTAGCCTTGTATTCTACACTCATGCTCATCTGACTTGCGTAACTTATCAAATAAATAATTAGCATGCTCTAGCCTGGCACGTTCAATATCTATTGAACCAATTTTACTTGGTATTGCCATATATGCGGTTATACCCCTCTTGAACCTGTTTTACATAGTTCGGGTCACGCTTTCCTGCTTTCCAATATCTTTCATCGCGCATCATTTCTTCAAGCTCAGTTTGAGAAACAGCAGATGGTGTAGATGCTTGATCAGTCATTTGAGTAGTGCTTAAAGATTGCATCATAAGTTCTAAGGCCATAATACCTTCTGCAGTTTCACCAAGGCGCATAATTGATTGCTCATACTCTGGCGGAAAAAATTTCTGTGACCAAAGGCTTACCGCTTCAATACGAGCATTAGCATTATCGCCTAGCTTTGCTGTTTCAGCAGGTATGTCTGGCTGTGTGCCGCCTATCGCTTGTTGCCAAACTTCAAGACCTGACGCAAACTCTTCTTGGTTAAAACCATTTTCATAGCAGTGATTAGACCACCAATCCAGAAGTTCATTGTCTACAACAAAATCATCAGGTATCTCTTCTGGCATTTGATATTCGCCAGCACTTGCAGGGCGTTCTGCATACGCCTGTTCTTCAAGTTCTTTAATAATGTTTTCTCTAAGCTCTGTCTCACCTTTACCTAGTTTAGCTTCTAGAGAACTGTATGAATCTGCTAATGCTTCTGGTGACTCAAACTTTTCTGGTAGCCACTCTGGACGTTCTACAGATTCTGCTTGTACTTCTGCTGGAGTTTCAACAGCCTCACTTGAGACCACATCACTCACTGTTGTTGGTGCTTCCGCTTCCGACATCTTTTGCTTTCTCCGATTGTTTCATGCGCCGTTCAATTAGGCCAACAAGGTAGCGTTGCCCCTCTATATGACGCAATTCTTCTGAACTAATATTGGGGCCTGATACAGCCTCAATGGTTATTGAACGTAAATATTGTAAGACAGCTTCGCCAGTAGGCGACTTAAACAGACTTTCTATATTTCTTGATATAATTAAGTCGTCTGTTTTTGTGCGTGTAAAGCCATCAAGAGAGAGGTGTCGTGCCATCTATTGCTGCTTGCCCTTCTGGTGATTGCTGAAGCATTTGCGCCATCTCAATTACTGCTTGACGCTCTGCCATGTCCCTTACCAAATGATCGGGTACACCAAACTTTTTAGCTAAATACAATGCTGTTTCTTCTGAAGATACTAGCAAGTTCATTAACTGAGGCCCGAACATTCCATTCACCATTTCTAAGAAACGGCTTACTGCCATTATATCCTGATTTGCCTGTGCTTGTGCAAGAGGAGAAATGCTTTTTATTTTTACTTCTCTACCATTTACAGTAGGCAACTCAATACGCCCTTGCTTGCGTAGAATATAAACTACACGCTGTAGAATAGGCTGTACCATCTCTGCCTGTAGTCTACCAAAGGCAGCACCAATACGTCTGCTCAAGTCTGCCATACGCTCGGCAACCTCTGTTGCTGATGCTGGTGTGCGGTTTGGGTCGCCTAGCATATCATTATATAGCGCACGTTTAATATTATTACGCATATCATTTAAGATTAAATTAGCTACATTGAAGTCACCAGCAGCACGAATTGGTTGTAAGCCACCACTACCAGGGGCTTTAGGGATGACAGTGCCAGGCATAAGATTGATTGTGTCTACGTTAATAATACCATCATCATCCATCTGATAGATACCAGATACAGCCATTTGAGCGTTTTCAAGTATTAACTCAATGGTAAGATTAGTTGTTTTAATTGCACTCAATGCATTTACCAATGGGCCGCGCCCATATGTTTCACCTGAAGCTTTTGACCACCGAAAACATACAAATGGATTAGAGCCTACGCCCTCATAGTTTTCCATGAAAAGCATCTTTTGTCGGTCAATATCAATAACAAAGAAACCATACTTTTCTTCATTTGGCTTTTCGTACAGTCTGCAAACAATCTCAATAATCTTAGTTTTTACATCTGGATTGTTCTTCATCATTGACTCCATTTCTGGAGGCAACTCAGCCCTAGGATAAACTATCTGTATATCAGAACAACGTATTTCACGCTCTCGATAGACATGATCAATCCTATCATCGGGGCCACTTTCAAGCACAAGCTGCGGTAGTGGTATCGCATTAAAACGAATGGGGTTAATTGCATCACCCTCTTCAACAATCAAACATGCAGTGCCAACAGCAAGGTCTAGGAATGACTCATGCACTTCTTGGCTAAAGTTTGAGTTCTGAAGTATCTCAAAGATATACTCAGTTACTTTGTCGAGTTCGTTGTTAACTTCGTCAGCATCTTCCTCAGCCATTTCTGACCCAGCGATAAAGTCTGCCCAACGTGCAAAGTTAGGGACAAGCCCAGCTTGTAAACGCGATGCAAACTCTTGGACACCAACAACTGCAGTTTCGTCAAATATTTTGTCATCTCTTCTCTGTCCCTTTGTTTCATAATGAAACCCTGCTCTCTGCGGCAGGGCATAATCATAACACTCTTCATACAACTCTTCGAATTGAAGTCTTTCAGCTTTAGCTTTACGATACTTCTCAAGATAATATTTAGCAGCATCTTTCATTTTATTTTCCTAATTTTTCTTTGCACTGCTTTTGGCAAGCCTTCAAAGTGAAAAAGCTTTTTACTTTTGCTTGAGTGCTTTGCACCAGAATGTACTTCACCATTAGGCATCTTGTGTGTGCCACCAGTATGCTTTGTACCATCTTTAAGATAATGACTTACCGATTTACCCATAATACGGTCTTCTTGCTGCAGGCCTTAATAAACTTCTGCGTTGCCCCGCAAATGATCTTAATTGATTTCTACGAGCCTGGCGCTCCTGCTCACGCTCACGAAATTTTGCTTCTTCTTTTAGTCTAGCCTCTTCTTTTTGTTCAGGCGTTGCATCCTCTGGAACTTCTACAGTTTCTATTGGCGTCTCTTCTGGCTGAGGCAGGTCTTCAAAAATTGGAGTTCTTGAGCCTACAGCTACCTCTATTGCATCAACTTTTTTTTCAACCTGTTCTGCAAGAGTTGGTGGTGGCGGTACATACTCAGTAGGTACAGTTATATATCCAAACGCACTATCAGCTTGTGTGTCTATTGTATAAAATTTATCACCTTGTTTTATAACTTGATTGCCTTTTGAATCTGTATAATTACCTGGTGAAGTTTCATTAAGACCTTTTGGTATTATTAGCGATTTAGCTTGTTTTGCTTTAGCTTGTGTAGTTTTTTGTTGTTTTGTTCTTGGCTGTATCATACTAGCTATATTGCCAGCATTTGCATAATTACCAAAACCCATTGAAAAGCTAACCATCAGTTGACTGCCTTACTGCTGCTGGTAAAAAACCTTCACCACTACTGCCACTCATAATTAATGATCGCCGACCAACACCTTTGCGTTTACGAGCAACAGTTTGCTGCAAACGCTCTTCTTTAAGTTCTGCTTTTTCTGCCGCAGCTTGTTGTGCCATTATCTTTGCTTGCTTTGCCTGTTCGTCTAACTGACGAATGATAGCATCATTACGGGGGTCGGGCCCCTCTGGTCGTAAACCTAATAATCTACCTACTGCTTTCAAACACATAATATACTCCTAAATTCCTTATAGCCTTGCCCACAGTCCTTGTCTACGCTTTCCTTTTGGTTTTCTTGTAAACACATCATAGTCGCTACGAGCATTAAATACCTTTGCTTGTCTTGAATTGCCTAGTACTTCGCGGCCTTCGCCAGCCCCAAGCATAAGATATTGCAGTGCATCATGTATATGTGAAAATCTATTTTTATCTGGCTTGTCATCATAACGCTCACCAGATACTTGTATTCTACGATATTGATACCCGCCCTCAAAACCTTTGATTGTTTCCTTACATCTTTGATCAATCATAAAGCCAGGATGCCCATCAACCATTCTATTAAGTGGCGCAGCAACAGCTTCAATACGCAGACTTACATCGTTGCTTG